CACTATCACCGAGTTCTTCTAACATTGTCGCTGGCCAAATGGAATTCTTTCCGGTAATCTGACCCTTTACTACAAATGTCCCTGATAAGACCCACGATGACTCACTTTTGAACTCTTGTATACCCTTCTCCCTTTCACAGACCAAGCGGAGTGCAGGAGTTTGACATCTACCTGCAGATAAAGCAGTTCCACCACCCACGTGTTTCCACAAGAGTGGTGAAATAGTAAATCCAACCATCATATCTAGCATTGCTCTTGCTTGTTGAGAATTCACTCGGTTCATGTCAATTGTGCGTGGACGCATAATAGCATTACACACTGCATCTTTTGTGATTTCTCTAAATGCGGCTCTAGGATTTGTTGATGGATCCAGCTTCAGAAGAACGGCTATGCTATAGGCAATTGCTTCTCCTTCTCGATCATCGTCTGAACATAAGATAACAGTATCGGCTTCTTTTGCAGATGACTTTAAATTAGCAATAGCCTTTACTTTTTCTTTAGAGAATTCATATGTTGGTTCGAAATTCTTTTGGATACCAACAGAATCTAAATCTGGAACAAGGCCTCGGATATGACCCATTGACGCAATGACTTTGTATCCTAGTCCTAAGAACCCTTGAATTTTAGAACATTTCGCAGGTGATTCTACTATAACTAATCGCATGTGCCTCTTTCTAATCAGAATACACTTTCATTTTTTATACCATTAAACTTATTTACTTTCCCGGTGCGCTTAATTTTTAATATACTCATCCAAAAATATAAGGATAAGTAGAATGCCATTGTTTTCTTCTAATACTGACGCGGCTAAGCAAATGGGCGAGCTTGGAGCAGCTGTTTATCTTAATAAAGCCTTAGGAGGTACAGGGTCGCGCAAGGCCCTACAAAAGATTGTAAACTCTAATGCAGAACTTAAGAAAACAATTAACAGTACTCCTGGATGGGAAAGGGCTGTTAAGGCTGCTAAGAATATATTAAATGCTGAAAAGAAACAAGTTGAGGAGGCGCAAAACAAGAGGAAATTACCACTGGGTAATGTAAATCCGCCTACTAACAACCTTACGAACGCTCAAAAGAAGAAGATGGCGAACGGCCCCCCTGTTATCTATGAAAAAGACCCATCTGCCCCAAAGGCGGTGGCTAGTAGTGCGAGCACAAGGGACACCGAGCAGTTAGGTAGCGTAAGTGGTGGCGGCAAATACAAAACCAGACGTTCTCATAAAAAGACTAAGAAGTCTCGCAAAACCCGTGGTAGAAGGCATTAGTATAAAATTTGAACAATATCTTGCGACATATATCAGTATGACACAAGATACAGGCAAGTTTCGAACGAATACAAAGGACCAGTATTATACAAGGGCTTCGGTAGCAAAGGAATGTGTGCGTTCTATTCTTTCTTTGGTGCCCGACGCATCTCAATATCATTGGATTGAACCGTCTGCAGGTAATGGCTCATTCTTGAAAGCTTTACCCAATGAAATACGCTGCACAGGAATTGACTTAGATCCAAAGATGGATATAATTCTGAAAGGCGATTTCTTAGAATGGAAGCCAAGTAACTTGGATACAAAAAAGGTATTCTTTGGAAACCCACCATTTGGCAAGCAGGGTTCATTAGCAAAGTCTTTCATTCAACATGCTTCACAATATGCTACACTTTTAGCTTTTATCTTACCCCGGTCATTTCTGAAGCCATCTATGAGCAGGGCGTTTCCATCTAAGTTCCATTGTATTTTGGAAAAAGAATTGCCGAAGGATTCCTTTGAGGTCAACGGGGAACCATATGATGTTCCGTGTGTCTTTCAGATTTGGCAAAAGCAGCAAGGCGATAGACCTAAGTCTGAGGCTATACAGGAAGTAGGCTTCCAGTATGTGAAGGCGTCTGAAGATTATCAGATTGCATTTCGTAGAGTTGGAGGGAAGGCTGGAACTTGCTTTCTGAAGGGCACGGGTGACTTTAGTGTTCAATCTCACTACTTTCTGAAATTAGACGCCAGTTATGTTTCTGATGCACAAAAAATAGTAGAGGCTGTAAATAAACATGTGTTTCCATCTAATACAGTGGGTCCGCGCAGTCTTTCTAAATCCGAAGCAAATGAGGTATTAAATCAGATTATTCGTGGTCTCTGAAGAATTTATCATGGTCCCTTAACTTAATCTCGCCATTTGGATATTGTGAGATTAAGTCACTCCCCTTCACGAACTTTATTTTTAATTCAGGAAATGTGATGTTGCTCACGATTATATAATTTAATCCCGCCGCCTTTTCATGGAATATGCCCATATCGAAGTGCCTACCTTGACCAATCATATTTGAAGGCATTATCCTGCATCCATTTCCTGTGAATGTCTTCTGTTCGAATTTAACTTGCGCGTTGGATGGATCGACAAGGTCATGGCCTTTACATCCGGCAACATGCCTTAGACCATAATCTTGAGCTAGAATTCGTTCAATAAAATGCGAGAAAATACGGCCATCATTAAATAATTCTTTTAGAACTTCTAGCGGCAACGCATCAAAGGAAACATTGTTAATTTTTCTTACGATGGTAGTATTGAAAATGATAGGTGGCATTACATTATAATGCTTAACAAATACTTCAATTTTATAAGTAATCTCGTATTCGAAATATAACTTATTCTTCATACATAAATAGATGCCAGTAATAGACCTCACAGATAAAGAGCTTACAGAATTACCTACAGATAATGACGAATGGGGAATAGCAACCATCATTATCTTGAGAGGCAATCAAATACGAGAACTAGATACTTCTTTTTTACCAGCGACCCTTGAATACCTTGATTTATCAGACAACCCTTTAGAACGTATAATCGGTGATTTTACGAGGTTTTCAGGACTTCAGCGTCTTATCTTAGAGAATACTACTCTAAGAAAATTAACACGACTTCCTGAAACTCTAGAAGAATTTGATATACGGGGGACACCTGTAGCAAAGGAACGTGCAACGGACAATGTATTAACAGACATTGCTGAAATAAGAAGATATTCCGATGATGCATTAAGTCCTTTTGATACAATGGTTGATATTCGAGACCCTGCTACTTTAGATAAATCCCTTGTGATGATTTTGGAAAAAATTCCTAGTGAAGAAGATATACTATATCGTGTTGAAACATTGGATCAAGGGGAACAAGTTATTCCGAAATATTATCTTAAGGCATATGAGCCCTTCTTTACAAACGAAGTAGTCCCTTCGCCAGACATAAATCCAGTAAATGGATTACCTATGGTATACATTACAAAGTCGCATGCAGAAGATATATTATTTGAAAAACCGGTTCCTCCAAATTGTGTATATGTAACAGTCGAAGAGTGTGGAGTAAAGACAAACGCAACACTTACTACAAAATTACTTAGGGCTTTTAAGGATGACCCCCCTGGCATGTTAAATATGATACGCGACCCCGTTACATATCGACGTGAATTAATGGCTCATTTTGGTCGTTCTTTACACGTACATTGGTCTGGTGCGGAACATCATGGGAATAGAACATATGTTGATTCTATACATAAACCATGCAGCGGTCATAAATTTAACAATGATTGTTATATTGCTAGATCAGGTATATATAATTTGGATAATAGAACAAATTTCGATTTAGATATACGAGATATTACCGAAAAGATGGGTGATTTAGTTCCAAATGTAGACTGCCTTAATATAACGGATGAAAATCTACGTTATATTTACAATGATGCTACTTATCCAACAATTTCAATGGTAGAAAGAAAATTAGAATATCTAGATCGCCCAATTACATACGATATATTAAATACACAAATAGAAACATTCAAGTTTAGCCAATCATGGGCATTTAAGATGTTTCCTGGTATACACTATAATTTTTCATGTAGAGGCATTAAAAAACATGTATACCCTAACGAACGCAGAGATAGACGTCGTCGAATGTCTCTGGAAGGAAAACTTAATAATATTGGCAGATTATCTAATTCAGAGGTCCACGGTGAACTTGGTCAGAGATTGCTAGCATCCTTTACTAATTCGGGTCAAGATGAAATGGTTGCTCAATTGGTATCTAGAGGTATCGATGTAAATGTTAGAGATGCTGATGGTAAGACATTATTAGAAAAGGCTATAAGTAAATTTCAGATACCTCTTATACGAGAACTTATGAAAAAACCTGATATAGACACAAGTGGTATATTAGGAGATGATGGGCTCTTAAATCGAACTACTGCAGGATTTCTAGATGGTGAAGATGATGAAGAGGAAAAAGCGGAAATTCGCAGTGATGCTGAGAAAATTAGGAAACTTCTAGGACGAGAACCCAATAATTCTGGTGGTAGGCGCAAAACCCGTTATCGAAAACGGCGGAATAGAAAGACCCGTCGTCGCGCCAGGGCTTAATTAAATACATATCTTAGAATAATTAGATGGATAGACCAGGCACCTCGGCAGAAGGTTCTTTATTAGAACTTGTGGCGAGAGGCAAAAAAGACGTGTATTTCATGAATTCAGATAAATCTGCTCATGTCCCTTTTTCTTATAATATGCAGACATGGCCTGCTACGATTGACGAAACTAGACAAACTCAACCACTCAATATGATTGATTTTGGTCGTTCAATCGAATGGGAGATGGAAGTATTTGGAGATATTCTAATCAATGCATCCCTTGTCATAGAATTACCCACATGGCTTCCATCTACCATTGCTTCCAGTAATAACACAAATATAATCTCAGATGCCTCTGGAAATACCTATGGTTATACACAAGGCATAGGGGCATTTCTGTTTGAACAGATACAATTCTATCAGGACCAGCTATTATTACAAGAATTCAGTGGAGATTTCTTATACAGTTGGTATCATACTCAGAGTTCTTTGGCACAGGAAACTCTTATTCTCAAGGAAATAGGATGTCATACTGGAACTCCTCTTGAAATACAACGGAACGCAACTCCTAAGAGACTTACATTACGCCTACCCCTCATAGGATGTGCTCACTCAGATGAAGGTGGATTTCCGTTTGTCTGTCTTCCCGGTCAGAAATTCCGAATTCGTTGTAAGCTCAGACGCCTTGAAGATTTAGTGGAGTCATCTAATGGTTCCATAAAGCCTACGCCATGGAGTCGAACTGACTTTTCTCTCAGAAATAGGGATGGTCTTCAGACGCCATTTATTCCTCTTCAGAGGGAGCTTATAGGAAGGCCACTTATTACCTTGGAGACCACGCAGCGTTATGTCAGACAGGATTTACAGGCTCTCTTGAAGCAAAACAAATTTGAGATACCATTCTTAAGACCATTTGAAAACAAGTTGAGCCTTGATCCATCTGATTATGTTGCTGTAGGAAATGGTGGAACTTCTTATATAACAAAGCGAATTGATGGAAGACACCCTGCAGAAGCCCTACTGGTTATGTTTCAATCAGAGTATAACATTGAGAGAAATCAATTATGGAGTTTAAGAAATCCTATGGGCACAGGAGAATACTATAATTACTTGGAATTGTCAGTGGCAGCAAAGGAACGAGAGAAACGTCGAGATGCTAAGCACTGGGAACATATTTCACCATTTACAAAGACAGAAAAAAATCCAGGTATACCCATATCATTGATATCATTCACAGTAGGGCCACAGTATGGATATAAGGCTCCAGAGCAGCGTAGGCCATCTGGCGCATTAAACATGACGACTGCTGATAAGCCAACACTCTGGTTAGATATAAAGGATACTTTACCAACAAGCCTTGGGCAAAAAAGAGTTTCTATGAGGGTTATTAGTATTGGTTGGGGTATCTATAGCATAGAAGAACAAAGAGGTGCTTTATTGTTTGGAAACTAAGCTCTACTCCTCTTCAGAAGTCTCCTGTTGAATAGCAGCCTCATCCTCAGAGGAAGACTCACAATCATAAGAACCAGGTAGAGGTGGATAGGGGCTAGTTACCCTGTCTTCCCCTATCAGAGAAGTTGCTGAAGGTGTACGTACGTTTTTCATAGCAGGATTGATACGATTTCTCAAGAAACTCGAGGCAACCTCGTCGCCCTCGTCAGCCTCCTCAGCCTCTACGGTATCCTCAGTCTCATCCGCTTCCTCAGTCTCATCCGCTTCCTCAGTCTCATCCGCTTCCTCAGTCTGCTCAGCCTCCTCAGTCTGCTCAGCCTCCTCAGAACTCATAGAACTGTCCAGGTTCTCATACTGCATTTGCTCAATAGGTTCAATATAGATTTTGTGGAACTTCACGCAGGTCTGGAATGACAACAGATTTACCCCAATCATAGATAGAAGTCCGATAAAACGAAATCCCAAAAGATAAGATATAAGATGAATGAAGAAAGAAGCTAGAAGCATTCGCACGTAAATACGCAGCTCTTCATGCTTGCTCGGGTTCTTTCGCATGCAGCAAGCCTGGGTATAAAGCTCAGACGAGACATCGATAAAACTGGTCATTTAGCGTGCTAATTCATAAGTTAAGCAACATGTCAATTTTACCCGTATAAAATTGACAGGTTGTTGTGCGCTTTAACAAGTATAATGAACGTGTATTACCGTCTAGAACTTCTTGTGACTGAGCAGGGTGTGCCGTTTTATCCGCCGGTTGGAACTGTTGAGTATCCTTCGGGAGACAATGCAGGCTACGATCTCAAGGTTGTAGTTGATCACCCCCCTCTGGCAGTGGCAACCCTTGTGCCCTTGGGTGTAAAGGCTCGTATGCAGAAATACACTCCAATGGGCGAGGGTGTTGAGCATGTTGAGGATAGCCACTTCACCCTTGAGCCCCGTTCCTCTATTTACAAGACTGGTTTCATTATGGCAAATAGTCGTGGTATTATTGACCGCTCTTACCGTGGAGAACTCATGGCACCCATGGTAATTGCAGGAGTTAAGCTTACTAGTGTTGAGAAGGGTACTCGTCTATTCCAAGTCATCGCACCAGCCCTTGGGTATATCAAGGAGGTGGCATATGTGAGTTCATTGCCTGAGACAACACGGGGAGAGGGTGGGTTTGGAAGCACGGGAACTAAGTAAATTGTCCGCGGCTTGGTCTAAAATAAGCACTGCGTCTACTAAGTAGATAGATGGATATTTACCAAAAAGATGGCTATGGAACAAAACAACCCAGAGGTTCTGCAACGACACTATTAGATTTAGTGTCGAGAGATGTTCAGGATAATACTATTTTTCCATTAGATGCGACTATAACACGATTTACTAGAGATGAAACACTACGGACAGTCCCTATGTCGTCTGTAATGCGTGAGTTTACTTTTAGGGGACCGGCGACATTTGGTCAGACCTTTACCTTTGAGATGGCTCACATGAATTCTGGAGATTTGATAAGTGGTCTTTTTATTCAATTACAGTTGGGTGATTGGTTTACTGGACTTATAAGAGAAAATTTCAGGACAAATAAGATAGTCTCACTAAATCCATCGCAGCTATGGACATATTGTAATTCCCTTGGAACTTCTATCTTAGAAGAGGCTACTCTAGAGGTAGATGACCAGGTATTAGAAAGAGTTACAGGTGATTCTATACATGTTAGTTCTATCTTATTTCCAGATTTGAATACACAATCTGGCTTAGCAGATGTCTTAGGCCTAAAATCTATGGATGATTTGAAGGCTTCAGATGGAAAGAGGGCGTATTTTACAGAAGATGGATGGGTTACAGTTCCTCTTACGTTTTCTATGTTGAGAGAAAAGATTACTGCTACATTTCCCTTAATTGCGTGTCGTGAAGGCACCATGAGAATTCGTGTAACTTTAAAGAGATTTGATCAGATTGTTCGTATTTTGTCAGGAGATCGTTCCGATTGCTTAGATACACCATTAGGAAAGGAATTTGAGATAATCGATAATCAACTAACTATCCATAAGATATCATCTATTTCTTCATCTTCAGATATACCTAAGTTAAAAAATATTCAACTTCTAACTCAGGGTATCTTTGTAGATGGTCCTTATCGTGAGATGCTTCTCAGACAGCAATTTGAGAGACCTTTTCGTGAAATACAACAATTTGATTTTACAGAACCCTTAAAATATATCACGAATAAATCAGGAAATGACATGATTACAGTTCAGCTACCCTTAGAAGCAAATCAGCCAGTGGAAGAGATTGTATGGTTCTTGAGAAGGAAGGCTGCTGTCACTTTGAACAATGACTGGACAAATTACAGCGCCACCTTAGAAAAAGATTATGATCCTATCTTTTCACCGTTGGAACCCCTTTTGATATCTGCAAAGATACAAGCAAACGGACAAGAGATTATAAATAAGGATGAAGCCTGGTTTCGTTCTCACATTTCAAGAGTTCACAGGGGTGGCAATACATCATATGAATCATTTATTTACGGTTATTCATTCGCAAGACATCCAGGTCAGCATGATCCTACGGGGACAATTAACGCTAGTCGTCTGAACACATTGCGTCTGACACTGAATGTGAAGCCACCAGGCGGTAGTTCAGACACAGAATGGGAGGTCCATGTATTTGTATATGCTATTCAGTGGGTTCGTTTTGGGAATGGTATCTGTAATAAGGTATTTGTTGATTAAAATTGACATAGTCACATTGCTTATATTAAGTATCATGTCAGGTATTGAAGAGTTCACTAAAGAGTTCTTTGATAATTCGTCTGAAGCGTGGATGAAGAACAAGGTTCGAAAGGGACATAGTATGGCTTATATTTGCACAGCGCTTACAAAGGAAGGTAACCCATGTAAACACAGTGCTATAATCAAAGACGCCACATCTAACCATCTATGCAAGCAACACGCCAAATATTACATAAACAAAATGGTGAAAGATTAATAGAATGGTAGCCAGTCTACTTAAGATCGTATCAACAGGAATGCAAGACGAACGTTTACAGCCTCCTAAGGGACAACCAAGTATTGGGTCTTTGCTGTGTGTATTTGTCAAGTCTGGACGATATGGAACTAATTGGGCTAGAATAGATTTTGATACAAAGCCAGACTTTGGAAAGATTGCTATAGCTCGTTTGCCTGTTCAAGGTGAGCTTATTTCGCGAATATTTTTGGTTGTTCAGATGCCAGATATTCAGACACCACAAGTCTTAGCACAAAAGTCAAAAGTAAATGGACAGCCGGTGAAATTTGTAGGACCTCATTTTGGTTGGACCAATTCATTAGGTCATAATTTAGTAAATAGAGCTCAGCTTCATCTTGGAGGTGTCTTATATGACACGATACCTGGACAACTCATGGAAGTTATAGACGAATTTCAGACGCCTTTGGAGAAGACAGTGGAAACTAGTAGGCAAATCTTAAGAAAGGATAATGGGTTTACAGACACTTCCTTTGGCACAACAAGCACTTCCGAGCAAGTTGTTGTCAACTTGCCCTTTTGGTTTTCAAGAGGAGATCCAGGATGTTTCTTGCCTATAGATGCACTAAATATAGATGAAGCGCGCATTACATTAGATTTCAATACAATCAATGGGCTATTTTATACACAATCAAGATCATTAGATACTTCAGGTAATGTCATACAATCAAACCAACAAGCGGTTTCTTTATGGCCAATGAGTGGTTCTAAATTCTATTACGAAGATGCGAGTGGTTCTCTTATGCCTGGTCTAGAACCAGTGAGGGCACCTTACAAGGAGGTTAGTCCATATCCATCTAGTATATCCATGCCCACTCAATATTCTTTCACAGACGCATATTTGCTAGTAGAATACATATATTTGGATAAGCCAGAGGCTAATAGGTTTCGTATAGCGGATATTCAGGTTCCAGTAGTTCAGCATTACATATATGACCCGGTTGATACACAGAATAATAACTTTGCTAGGATACCATTGATAGTACCTAACCCGACAAGAGATCTCTTTTTTTATTGTCAGAAATACGAAGGTCCAGGATATAATGCTCCATTTCTTTGTTCACGAGATTTAACAGACGGTACTCTACAGGCTCCATGGTGGCCAGATGCGCAAGGCTTGTCAGAGCGCTTGACTAAGACATTAAAACCTGGGTTTTCAACGCGTAATTCTGAGCCGATTAGATGGCTAGCACTAAGTTATTCTGAGACGCTAACTAGGTATAGTACCGAAAATGTAGCATTATTTCGTTCACTTATTCCATCTATGGAACAACGAAAGGCTCCATGGGTCAATCGTTATTTCTATAATATACCATTTGGTTTACAGAATGGTCATACTCCATTTTCAATGCCAATGGGTGAGGCAAATCTGGATAAAATCCAGCGCCTCAATCTCACCTTAGGATTTCATGGTAAGACAGGTATATTGACAGATGATTTAGTAGATCGCTATACAGTGTATATTTATGCAGAGACATATAATATATTACGTATTTATGGTGGTCGTGCGGGTATGATGTTTGCTTATTAATCATAAATTCTATTATATTTCCGACAAATATTTAATTATAATACTAGAATAGATATGAATATACCTTCTTTAGAAAATGATTTTCCTATGATGACAATGCTCGATATAGCTGGGAGTTATCCAACGGGTCTTATAGCTGCCTTAGGTACACTATACAATGACCCACAACAATTAATCAATGCTCAACTTCGTTATACAGCTGCACAGGTAGACATAAACGCACAGCAAGATGCTAATTATGCTCAACAAAATCTTGAAATAGAAAAGACAGCAACGGTTGCTGCCACGTCATTAAACACACAGATTGCTGCTACTATGTATAATAACGCATCTCATCAAGTAAATTACGCGAACCAGTTATTATCGAATGAAGTGAATGCTGCATATACAAACGCCTATACTGTTTATAAAGTAACGAGAGATGCTTCCTATACGGCCTATTTACTTAATGAGGCTTCTAAGATTTTAAAAGATAAAGTGGCTGCTGCGAAAATAGTAGTCTCAGTGGGTATGTCACAACCTAACGTTAATCCAGTAGATATCACAACTTTAACATCAATATCTACTATGGTTGTAAATGTAGAAGAAGATGCTCACCTCGCGGTGTCTTTAGCACGGATGAATGCTAGTAATTATTTATTAAAGGAGCAATCACTATTGGCCAATGCCATTATAAAATCTACCCTTGTTAGCAATCGTCTAAAGCTTATTGCTGCTTTTAATAAACTTGTGAAAGTGGTATTAAAAAATATAGCAGACCCTATTAATTATATAGCAGGAAAGGGTCTCCTTAATACGCAATATGTTCCAGGTGTTCCACTAAGTAATGCAGTTCTGGTTGCAAATTATACAATTGCTATTCTACATGGCATTGTATCAGCTATAGGGGCAAATGTTTCAACTAATTCTCAAATCACTAATAATATTTCTTTATTAAGTGCCTTTGCGAATTCGCTAGACAGTATAGCCAGAGAAAAGGATGTAAGCATGTATCTTACAGGCGCTACAGCAAATCAATTAATAAATACAACCTCAACAATGAAAGCTTATGGGATGAAAATATCTATTCCTTCAGAATATCCCTTTGATCCATATCGAGTAAATATGTCAACTATACAGATTGCAACAGTTGCTAAGCGAATTGCTTTACTTGCCGATAATTCAGCAGTAAATTCTAGACTAGTATACGACGCATTGATTGAATTAGTTAATGCGTATCAAGCTGCAATTACGTCGGTTAATGTTGTAGAAAATGTAGAAACAGATGAAACTTCTTCGTGTTATGAATGTTTTCCCTGCGAGTCAGAAGTACCTGCTTCCGATGTTAATATTTCAGCAGGTGGATGGATGCCAAGTTCTTTTTTACAGATAGCTTCGGTATCCTTAAACATTCTAAATGAAATGATGTTATCTGTAAATAAGGTAGTAGCTAATTCATCTGCGCATTCTGCTATTTCTATTACAACACGGGCGTCTAATACACTTGACGGGCTATTGGCTAAAATGACAGCGGAATATTTAGAAACATCAAAGGATGCATCTGACGCAGATAATGTTCTTAGTTTACTTAAGGTTGCTATTTCTAAGGCAACTGTGACAGATTGCAGGGTGACAAATGAATTATTGTGGTCAGTAAATGCTGCTCTAGGTAAGGCAGAAGAAGTTTCTGAGAAATTGAAGGAAAGGTCGTTTATCTTAAGTAGAACCGCGCATAATTTAGTAACACCACAAACAATCGCAATTCAGACAGCAACTGCTAATACAGCGGGTCAGATAAATAACAATAGACTTTCTCGCCTTGACAGAAACTCAAGAAACCCACCTGTAATTCCGCCGAAGCCTTATGCATCTTTTCAAGCTGCTACACGTGCAACAAAGTTTCAACATCTTCGTCCTTCACTTGATGAGTTGGTCTACAAGAATAGAATTACTCCTTTACGTCCAGATTCTCTACGAACAGTTCTCGATACGAAAATTAAGGTTGCACAAGAGGTTCAGGAACTAAAAGACAAGAGTGGGTTTTCTTTCAGGCAGCAGTAATTAAACCCAGTTAAGTGTCAACAAAAATTGAATGCGTTACTTTAGTGTGTTGTAGCACACCACAGGAATGGCTTATTCTCAGACATCTGTTATTATCCACCTCATCAATGACTACACCAACCACACGACCGACGACAACGTTCGTATCCGTAAGATCCTTGGCTCGGATGACGAGTTTGAGGTGACCTACAGTGACCAGAACAACGGTAGTCCGATTGTTCACACTGTTCCCTGCCTTTCCCGTTCCGGTGTCATGAACTACCTCTACGTGCTCTTGAAGAACCAGTTCCTTGATGAGGAGGGTTACCAGAAGCTTCAGCTGTCTCTCCCTGCGATGCCGCGCATGATTGTTTCGGGGGATAAGTTCAAGCAGGTGTATTATCGTGAGCACTTCATGGAGGCAGTCGATACTGGCCTTAACCTGCTTGACATTACTATGCATGAGAAGAAGGTGAAGAAGGTAAAGAAGGAGGACAAGATGCCTCCCCTCGTGCCTCTGACTTCTGCATTCAACTATTCATACCAGACGCCACCTGCACGGCGCTTCAGTGTGCCTCCCACTTCTCAGCAGATTTACTTTGATGACAGCGAGTAAATATAGGGAACTGAACGTTTAGAATATTATATTTTTAATAGTGTTACGCTATAAGATATTAATTAACTGACTGCGATATTACTATATATT